TAGATCACCTTCTGCCGCTGATCCGGCGGCAGGCTCTGCACCCGCACCGTCTCCAGTTGCTGGCGCAAGGTGGCCGGGTCAGGCGACAGGTGCAGCAAGCTGGCGTCGATGCGATCGGCCGGATAGCCAGCGGCTTTTAACCGTGCCGCCTGTTCCAGAACCGATTGTTTCAGGTTGGCGTCCGGGGAGGCCAGGGCCGCCGTCAGGGAGTCCTGAAGCAGGCTTTGCATCTTGTCGTTCTGCGCGAGTTGCGCGCCTTGCAGGGCCTGCGAGCTTTCGATCCCACCCTTGGCCGCGAAGGAGGTTACTGGATTTCTCGCCGCCAATTGGTTGAACTTCAATGGATCGAAACGCCCCGTATCGGGGTCGACGGCCTGCCGGTAAGCATCTCCGATCGCCTGGTCCGCCTGCATCTTCCGCGTCTGGAACTCCGCCTGCGCCGCCTGATTGCCCTGCGTGACGGAGGCCAGCGGGTTGAACTGAACCTGACCACCGACCGGCACCGTTGGCACGTGGCCGGCGTTCAGGAGCGCGTTTATTGATTCACTCATGGCGAGCTATCCTGTCAGTCGTAGGTCCGGTCTGGCCCATAATTCTGGCCACTGGCTCCGCCGCCGCCAGGATTGGGTTGCGAGGTCGGATAGCCGCCCGTTCGTTGCGTAAAGGCATTGTATGCCGCGTAATTGTTCCCCGCGTTGGTCAGCGCGTTGGTGGCGTTCTGGAACCCCGCCGCCTGATTGAGGCCGGCGGCGTTGAGATACCCCGCCGCCGTGTTCGCGGCGCTCTGGCCGATCGTTCCGGTCTGCGCCGCCGCGTTCTCGCCGAGGGTCGCGACGTCCTTCAGCCGCCCGAACTGACCGGAGAGTTGATTTTGCTGCCCGGTGTTCAGATTGAGATAATCGGCAAACCGTTGCTGTTGCACGTTGAACTGGTCGAGGTAGGTTTTGTCCGCGAGGCCGGTGGCATATTCCGCCGCGCCCTTCAGCGCCGCCGACGACATCCCCAGACCCCTGGACGCGTTGCGCGCCCGCACCGAGGCGAGGCCCTGGTCCAGGGTGAACTGGTAGCCAGGGGTCGCCTCCAGTTGCGCCTGGGTCATCGTGCCAGGGAGGTTCGCGTAGGCCAGCGCGTTGAAGTCGGGGCCGCCGCCGGTCGGCCCGCTCTGGGCCACCTTGGTGAGGTCGGGCAGCACGCTCTGCCCGGTCGTGAAGAAGGGCGAGAGGTCGCCGCGCGTGGTCTCGTAACGCTTCTGTACCAGATCAGCCGCCCGGTTCGCGGCATCCGCCGCTTTATTGGCGCCGTAAATCGAAGCCGCCGCGCCGGCGATGCCACTGACCGCGCTGCCGATACCAAGCATGTCAGTGCTCATGACGATTCCCTAGCCATTGCGAATAGCCGATTTCAGAGACGGCGAACCCGGACAGCTCCAGCAGCCGACCCATTCCGTGCCCCTTGCCGACAACTTCAAAACCATGCCAGCGATGCACTCCGCGCGCGATCAGTTCATTACGCGCCGCGCGAAGTAATCGGAGACCACCGAATTTACCGCGTGCGAGCGGATGGACGAAAAACAGATCCGTGGCGGCATGCATGCAATGCCTGGTATGGATGTCCGGACTGACAAAGCAGAGGCAGTATCCCACCAACACGTTGCCGCCATCGCGTAGCGTAATGAGGGCAATTTCATTACGTTCCGCCAACGCGTCATACACTTCATACCGGGGCGCGAGGCGGTTTTCCGCGTGTTCGGTATCCGGCCATATCTCACCCCAATGCAACGGCCAAAGGGATACCATCTCTCCGATCGCCTGCTGGTAGGGCTCGACCTGGGTTCGCATCACACGCCGCCCACGGCCAACCATGACCCCCCGCCCTGGCTGACCCAGAGCGTCGAACCCACGCCGCCGTCCACCTGGGACCAGAGCGAGCCTCGGGCCAGGTTGGCGGTCGGCGCACCGGTTCCGGCGGCCCAGGTCACGCCGGAGCCGGGGTATGGCAGGAACCGCGCCACTTCGGCTTGCACCCACGCCGTGGTCGCCAGCGAGTTGTCATTGTCGCCCGCCAGGGGGTTCGGCGCCGCGGGGGTACCTCCGAAAAACGGGGAAACAAGAGGCGCGAACCCGGCGGTGACAAATTGGGTGGTCGCTATACTGGTGTCGGAATCACCGGGAGCGGGTGTCGGTGAAGTCGGATTTCCCGTGAAGTGAGGACTGTCCAGCGGCGCCGCGCCACGACTGATCGTGTCGTGCAGCAGCCGATCGATGCCTTGTGCGTAAGTCAGGATGTAGGTGTCCGCCGCCGCCCGCGCCGCCGCCTCCGCGCTGTCGCCGTTGGCCCGAGCCGTCGCCTCGGCGTTCAGCGCCGCCTGGAGGGCTGTGTCAGCCGCCGCGCGGGTCGCCGCCTCATCACCTATGGCCGCTTCCATGTCCTTGCTGGAGACGCCCTGGGCGCCCCCCGTGCGCTCATGGACCGCTTTGATGCAGGCCCACCACGCCGAGCCCATGTAGCCGTTGTTGTCGAGCAGCGCCGAGGGGTGCGGCAGGGGACAGTCGATGGTCATCAGTTACCTGTCGCGAACCATGAGAAATTCACCACCGTGGTGGCGAGTATGCCGCTTCGCAGCGCGTAAACGTCGGCGCCGAACACGTCCGCCGTCGCCTGCACGGTCATATCGTCCGTCGCGGTGCCGATCACCGAGCACGTAAACGAGGTCCATGCGGTCGGGAACGCGATGGGAAAGGTGATCCTGATGTGGCCTGAGAGATCGGTGAACGCGGTGCCGGCCTGGATGGTGATGGCGACCGAGGGGTGGGATGCGACGGTCGCGTTGATTGTGTCGATCTCGGCCTGGAGATGGTTCTCGGCGCTGACCGCCCGGTTGATCTCATCACTCAGGGCATTGAACGCCGAGGCGATGTTGCCGTTGGCGGTGTCGATCTCGCTTTGCAGATTGGCGTCGGCCGCGATACGCGCGTTCTGCTCCGCGCTGTCCGCGTTCGCCCGCGCCGTCGCCTCGTCGGAAATCAGCGTGTCGATCCCCATCGCGGAAACCGCGTCGGCGATCGTCGGCGCGGAGACGACCGGATACATCGCCGCCGAGACGAGCGTCGTGGCGGCAAAGTCCGCGATCAGATTATTGGCCGAGTCGTGCAGTACGAGCCGGTAGTCGCCGTCGCCCCACATTTGTGAGCGCCCGGCGGCGTCGAGCCGCAGCGGGTTTTGATTGGCGAACGACTGATCGGGATCGGCCCAGGTCGTCTTGGGCGTGCCCGTGCCGACGATATAAGTGGTAATCGTTCCGTTCGCATAAGGAGTGCCGTTGGCATCCGCCCATTGCAGTAACGGCGTGATGACGGGAGGAATGGTCACGTCGCGGCGGCCTCCTGTTGTGTCGACGGCGGTGGCGCCTCATCCCCGCGCGCGGCATCCACGAAGCAGCCTTGCAGTACGGTCGGCATCGGCACCGACCACGACAATTCGAACACACGACTACGCGACATCCCGAGGCGTTGCCACTGAAGCGATGTCAGATACTCACCGGTTTCGCCTATCGATTGAGTAACGGGATTGCCCCACGTGTGGCCAGAGTCGTTGGACCATCGCAAGGAAATCGTATTGGCCGGCCCCGGCATGACACCGGGGTTTGGTGACGTGCCGGTCTCGAAGTCGGCGATGAACTGGCGGAAGAACAGCCTGTCGGCGTCGGCGACCATGTGCGGGAACGAGCGCACCCGCTTGATCGGTCCGCCGGCGACGTCAGTGAACACCGTCATGTCGAGGGCGAGGACGTGCCCATTCTGCCAGTCGCCGACAACCGGCACGCCAGCCACGAGAGCGTAACAATTCGCCCGGTGCCGGTGCTCATCGCCGTTGGTGTCGAGCCACATCCACTGATGCCAATGGCCGGTGGTGATGTCGTAGACCCAGGTCTTGTCCACCGTGGGAAATACCAGGACATAGAACGCGTGACCGGCGAGGCTGTAGCAGAAGCCGATGGCGTCCGAGATGCGCTCCTCGGCGGACGTCGCGTATTTCGCGATCTCCGCCTCAAGCGCGTAGGTCGAGATCCGTTTCGCGGAATAAAGTGATCCCATGAGCACGATGCCCTGGCCGGCGCGGTTGGCGCCCAGCCAGAAGACGGAGTTGTCGTAGGTCGCGGCGCTGTATTTCGCCACACAGCCGTGATCGATGATGACCTCGGACTGCGCGGTGAACGGAAACGCGCCCGCCGTCCCATCGCCTCCGGTATTGGCCCAGATCTCCGTTGTTTTGTCGCCCAATAGCCAGACGTCGCGTTTGGCGACGATCAGGGTTTGTATCCGGTCGCTATGGCCAGCTTTACCGGCCAGCCAGTCCAGGGTGAAGTTGAGATCGTAAGGATTGGCCGGGTCGAACGGATCGGAGATGTACCAATAGACTGTGTTCGGCTGATTGAACACGAAGAAAGTGTCGACGTAGTCCACGCGGTCCCCGCCGTAAAATTGCGGACTGGAGATCGGCTGGAACGTCATGAAATCGAGGCCGACCGTCCAACCGTTGGCCGAGCCATCGACGATCACCGCGATGAAGCCGTTGTCGGCGATGCTGACCGGCGTCGTCAGTCCCGCCGTGATGTTGCCCAGCAATGTCGGCACCCAGGAGCCCGGTTCGATCGCGTAGGCGATGGAGGCCTCGACCATGATGATCGCGCCGTTGGCGCACTCGTGGATGCCACGCACCGGGCCGGTGCCGACCGACCACAAGATCCGACTCCCTGGCGTTGGATAATGCGCGTCGGGCATCGGCTCGCCCTGCTCCTGGGGGAGGGGTTCCACGTACAAATTCACGCAGCGTTGCGCCGACGCGACCACGCTGCGGGCCTGATAGGCCCCACCCTGGAGCGCGACCTTCACTAGTTCTGCCCCGGACAATAATAGAATATCTGACCGCCGTGCATGTCGGCGAAGGCTAAATGCCAGTCCAGGCCGCTCACCGTGGCCCCGATCGAGTTGCCGGACGTGCTGCCCGTGAACATGCAGGACCCGCCTCCGCCGCCAGCAAGTGTGAACGGCAACGTCAGCGTGCAGACCGTGGTGGGGTTGGTCGAACCGACCGCGATATAGCCCGAATTGGTTCCCGTTATGCCAGCTCCGGCACCGCAATTGCTGACCGCCGCCAACGGGAATTTATCCCAGGTATTCCCATTGTAGACGATACCAGGGGCGGAACCGGTCACTACCATGGACACGGGGCCGTTCGTTCCGGAAGAGTAATTGCCGATTATCGTGGTATGGATGGAGGCGATATCGATATTGATGGCGTCCTTGAAGCTATAGAAATGGTTGCCCTGGATGTCGATGTCCGCCGGAGGGAAGCCGTTGGTGGTCACACCATGAGAATGCGGACCGCCGCCCACCCATCGATTACCTCGCACCATGACTTCCTGCACCGTGCCGGTGATCTTGAGGATGGAATACTCGGCGTCACCCTTGAAACCGACGCCCTGAACCGACGTGTCTTGCAAAAGGATCACGGAGGTTCCGGTTGACTCGATGAAATTACCCCAGGAGCCATTGGCCGAAAATCCGACCAGCCGCAGTGGATTGCCCCCCAGTTTGAAGCAAGGGGTCGCGGTCGCGGTCGTGGTGCCGAACGCCAGCGGCTCCCCGCACGTCGTCACACCGGAGCCAGTGAAGTCGGTACCATACAGGAGGCGGCTGTTCGCCGCCGAGGCATCAACGACAGTCTGGACGCCGTCCCAACCCATGGCGTCGAACCCGGCCCCGATTGTCGCGTTGGCGTCCACCTTGACGCCGATGGCCACGGCATAAGAGGAGCCGTTGACGACGTTGAAGTTGACAATGCCGCCGGCCCCATTGTCCGAGATATGGAACATTGTGTTCTTCGCCGTCCAGGCGGCGGAGACGGCCGCCATGGCCGCGTTCCCGGTCATGTTCAACCATGATCCGGGCGTATAGCGCATGCTGCTGAACGACCACGCGTCGCCCAGATTGCTGAAATTGTAGATGTCGTGGACCGCGTAGAAGTTGGAGTTGGAAAGGTAGACATCGCCCCAACTGGAGCCGAGATTTTGCTTGAAGACATCATAAGCGTTCACGACCACGACACGATCGATATAGCCGTGCGCCACATCCTGCGTCCCATTGCCGACGAAAAGCGGCGGGTAGGTGCTCGTTCCAGAGGTCTGGTTCGGCCAGTAGAAATTGACCCCGGTTATGCCGAAATTCTGCCCCAGGATGAACGGTTGCACGGTCGCGCTGTAAATCAGGAAGGTGGTGCCCAGCGAAGCGTCGTTACCGGTCTCCCCGGCCATCACGCCGGTGCCTTCCATGTGGCAACGCGTGACGGTCATCGTCGCCGCGCCGCTCAGCCGGATCTTCCCGGGCGGTAGGATCAGCTTCGTCCCTTTGGCCGCGCACGCGTCCAAGGCCGCCTTCAGTGCCACGTCGTCCGAGGTCGTGCCATCGGCTTCGACGCCCCAGGCCGTGGCGTACATCACCGACCCCGATGTTCCCCCCTGCATGGGGTCGCCGCAGGTCGAGGGGTTGCCGGGACAGGCGGCGTTGGCCACGCCCGCCAGCAGGCACAGCACAAATGCCAGGATCAGGGGACGATGCATACGAATGTCCCATTGTTCCAGTATGCGCCGGAGGTCAGGCCGGCATCGCTGGTCGGCAGCAGCCGTCCGTCCGCCGGCAGGAACGCGGCGTTGAGGTCGGCGGCGTAAAGAATATCCCCATCGACCCACGGGTAGCCGGTATCCGTTGACATTGTGTCCATCGTCGGCAACGGACGAATGGGCAGCCGCGCGAGGCCGCCGTGCGATGCGCTCATGATCGGATCTCCATTAACTCAGGACGCTGCCGCCACCCGTGGTCCAGGCTTGGGAAAGCCCCCGCCCAACCCACGACGAGATGTCGCCCCGGTGGTGCGTGAGAGCCGCCGGCATGCCCAGGAGGGGTATCTGGGCGTTGGTCATCTTCACCGTCTCCAGGGACGCCCTGGCCTGCCCGGCCAGATCGCGGGATATCTGCCCACCCGAGGCGACGATGATGCGGCAAGCCAGATTATCGATGATCGCGGCCGTGTATTCCGGCGGCATGGCCAACGGATCGTCCAACCCCTCATAAGCCGGCAGCGTGGTCTTGAGCACGAGGTGCAACTCGTAATCGTTGGCGATCGGCACCGGCCAGAAATGCACCAGACCAACCGGAAACGCGCTGTCATAGAACACCGCCGAGGGCATCGATTTGAGGTCTTTGATGGAGACCAGCGACCAGTCCTCGCGGCTCTCGATGATCGTCAGCGGGATGTCCACCATGTTGCCGCCGCCGCTCCCGCTTGTTGGTTGCGCGCCCAGCGGAAACGGCAGTCGCTCAGCCAGAGTGGCGCCGCCCGTGCCGAAACCCCCATGGCCCTTGAGCCGCACGAAAGCCGCGTGGATCTTGTCCGGCCGCGCCGTGTCGAACTGCTGACGCCGCCCGATCGTGTAGGAAACGTCCCCGGTGGAGATCAGTGCGATCTCCTGCTCCGACCACACCAGCCACCGCTTACGCTGCCACTGCGCCATCATGGCCATGAGCAAGGTGAACGCGTCCGAAACGTCCTTGGACGCCTCCGACACGCTCTGCTGATCGTTTATCCGCCCCGCCATCCGCAGCGCCAGGAACAGCGCCTCGCCCACCGTCTCAGGCGCGCCGGTCCACACCTTGGGCGTCTGCTGCTGGTTGATCGCCTGCACCAGTTCCAGCGCCAGGGCCGCGCGGTCAAGCAGTTGTTTCGGGACCTCGGCACCGAACGCATCGCGTAGCCTGACCGCGAGGTTCAGCACGATGGCGTTCCGCAGCCCCGGCTCCAGCGCCACGCCCGCGCTCAGATCGTTGAACGGCGGCAGCGTGCCGGGGATGACCCGAACGGTGCGGGCGCGTTGCCACTCGTCCAGCATCTCGCGGAGCATCGAGGCGGCGTCGGATACGTCCTGCGAGCCCTGGGTGATGCCCTGCCCGTCGTTGACCCGACCGGCGGCTCTGAGCGCCAGGAAAATGATGCCGTAGCCGGTGCCGTCGTCCCCGGCGATGGCGGGCGCCGGTTGCTGCTGGAGGTTGATCGCCTGCAACAGCGCCAGCGCCTTCTCCGCCCGGTCGTTCAGCGGTTTCGACGGCTCGGCGCCGAACCAGTCGCGCAGCCGCACGCCCAGGTTCAGCACCATGGCGCTGCGTTGGCTGTCGGTGACGACGAGCGGCGCGGCGAGGTCGATGATCGAGGCGAAGACGCCAGGGATCACCTTGACGGTGCGTTCCCGCTGCCACTCGTTCATCATCTCGTTGAGGATCGACCAGCTATCGGTCACGTCCTGCGAGGTTTGTAAGACGCCCTGGTCATCCTTGACCCGGCCGGCGAGGCGCAGGGCGAGGAAGATGATGCCATAGCCGGTGCCATCGTCGTGCGAAACGGACGGCGCGGCTATCTGTTGCAGATTGATCGCGTTGAACGCGGTCAGCGCGGAGACGGCCAGTTGCACGTCAAGCTGAACGGGCGGCAACGAATAGTTCTGCCGCAGCCGCACCGCCATGCTCGTCAGGAGAACGTGCTCGTAGTTGTTCCAGAATGGAACATCGGTGGTGAGATCAGGGAACACCGGCAAGGTGATCCGGTTCACCTTGACCGTGCGCTCCAGATTGATCTCGTTTATCCAGGCGTTGAGGGTCTTAAACGCGTCGTTGACATCATCGGGCATGGGGGTTTGGCCAACCCCATTAATATTGCCGTTCCGCAACGATAAAAAGATGATGTCGTTCGCTATGGTCAATTTATATCACCAACGCCAGAGAACGAAAAACAGCATGAGCGCCACCACGATGATGATCACCGCCACCACCGTGTTGGCTACCCACCCCATCCAATCAGGCCGACAGGATCGAGAACCACAAACCAACGTCCGGCGAGACGAACTGGGCTTTACCGGCCGCCGCGAGACTGATCCCCGTCGCCGCCGCCACGTTGTTGATCAGGTCATTTGTGCCAGGCGCCGCGAACACCTGGGCGGCCGCCGCGCCGCTGTTGATGACAGTCACCTCCTGGCCGCCAGTGGCCGGCGGCAGGGCGACACTGTCGGCAGCGGTGGCACAGACCGAGATGCGGTTGAACGCCGCCAGGAGCGGCACGGCGGCGGCCCGCGTGCCTCCCGCTCGCGCCGTGATGTTGTTCTGAAACGACGCGATGCCGGTCGGGTCGTAGAGTTGCGGGCCGGGGGTGTATGCCATGATGCGCCTCCCTCAATTTGCACTAATTGGCTGCTAACCGAACTGCCAACTGGGGTCGTAACGCAACGGCTCCCCATAGGACATCAATCCTAATCGGCATTGTATCATCTGATATCGAGTATTGGCGCACAGCCCTCATTGAGATACCGTCTTTTACCACCCTTGACGCCATATCAACACCGCCGGGCATGACAAGATCGGCTGTGGCGAAGGTAAAAGCGTCCGGACTATAAGCGAGGCTCAACCCGGTCGCCGCGCTCGCCGTCCCCATGAACGTCAACGCCGCCGTCGCGTTCGCCACGGGAATGGCGACGTTCTGCTGCGGCGAGCCGACCACGGCGTTGATGGCCGGCGCGATTGCCATGTTGCCGCCGCCGCCCGCGTAAGCCCCCGTCAGCACGAACTGCTGGAGCACGCCGCTGTTGACCTTGGTTTCCGGGTGGACCCTGTACACGCCCGCGATCGTGAACACGTCGCCCGCATTGCCCGCGCCGGCTCCGGTGATCACGGCGAGGGTGGCGCCAGTGTTCTGATTGAGCACGATCGCCGTCGTGTAAGCCGCGTTCTCGGCGCCGCGCGTCTGGGTCGTGAGGTGAGTGTTTTCCGCCCACTCGAAACCGCCCGCCAAACCCATTACGCCGTCAGTATATTGCCGTGCAATTTGAGTAGATTGTTGAAATAATCCCTTAAGGGCGTCGACAAGGTCTACGTTGTCCTGTGTATTTATTCTAAGTTGCCACTGTTTACTTTGCGGCGTCAGGTTGTCGAGCAGCATCTTGCGGGCGAGGAGGACGTTCTTGAACGACTGCGCGACCCCCGGCGTGCCGACCTGGTTCCAGACGGTCGGCCACATCATGCCTATGACCGCCGCCTCGATCTGGGCCGCGAGGACGGCGATGGCGGGTTCGATATAGCGCGCGGTGAAGTCGTCAATGGACAGCGTAAGTTCGGCCGACGAGAACGAAAAGTCGACGTGATACTGGTTGGTGATCGGCAGGCTGATCTGGGTCTCAACCGTGTTCTGCAACGATAGTGCTGGCGTCGTGCTGACGGTATACTGCACCGGCAGGCGGATGCGGAGCGTGGAACCGATCTTGGCACCACTTTGCGCGAAACTATCGTCGTATTGCCTGTTGATGCTGCCGATGAAGTTGCATTTCTGGTGCAGTATCGCAAGGGCTTTCGCCGTGATCATTCCGATGGTGAGGAGGGTATTTGTCGCGGGCATGTCTGCGCCCTTTCATCACGAAGTAAACGGGAAAAGGGCTTCTCACCGCGTAACGGTTCTTGAAGCCTCGATTGCCCGCTGTGACGAAAGGGGTAGACGCAATCACAAACGGATCGGCACGACGCAACGCCATTACCTGGGCGCGGCAGGGGTGGGCACGATGCAAC